AGTCAGAAATACGATCAGCGGGCTCATCCATCTCGTAGGCGTATTCAGCGGGCATGTAGTCATGCACAATCCGTGCCAAGATGCGAAGCTCTTGCTTCATTGCTGCGTGTAGGCGGGCTTGGATACCCGACATCACCTGCATAGACCGCTCCATAAGCGCCAGAGTCGTCCCTACAGGAGCCTGAGCGTTGATGTCACCCACTTGGATGTCACCCACTGCTCCTATGCGTCTTCCCTCATCTACGACGTTCCCTAGGAGGCTGTAGAGTACACTCGATGGTTCTTTATAAGGCAGCGGAACAATCGCGTCCTTAATAGTACCTGCTGGGACGTCCACATCCCGAAACTCGCCGGGCATAATGGGCGTGGTATCTCCGGTGATACGCATGCCCCGGGCTTTAAAGCCCGCTGGGAGATTAGACAGCGTACCTGCGTCAATAAGCTGACGCATGATAGAGGTAGCAGACTTAGTAAGGCCACCGAGTGTATGGATGAGACCCGTGCCGTAAAAGCCCATACCGGGCAAATAGGGGTAATGTACGACGTGCATACGCTTCTCGCGCTTACGATCGTCTTCATACCAATTGCGGCGGATAGCCAAAACGATGCTAGAAGACTTGTCGATTGTCACCACGTATGGGAGAGCAACACCGTCCACGTCATCAAAAGGCTCAGGCAAATTCAAGTCCACGTGCATCTCTAAAATGGTATGCCGTGGATCGTCAGAGAAAGTAGGATCGGAACCCTCTAGTTCGTTGTACTTTTCTTCGATGTCGGTGATGTCTCTGGTCGCTGCGGGAAGCTCGACATCACGGTAAAACCCATTCACCTGAAGTTTTAGTACTTCTTCAGGCGTTTTCTTCATAACGTGTGTAAACCTTGGCGCGGTCCGCAGGTTCGACGCCCCATAAGACACGACTAGGTCTTCTGCAGGGACGAACTGGGACACAGGACGCTCTGAAATCGGATCAAAGTATATTTTCTTGAACGCGGAGCCTGCCATCGGCAGTTTAAACAACAGCTGCTCCATCTCGTCACGATAGTCGGGCATTTTCTCAGTGATGAGGTAGTTAAGCTCGGTCTCTACGCGCTGGGCCTGCTCAAACTTCTCAGTCGTTAGCTTGCCAACAATCTTACTACGCACCGGCCCTGACGCAGGGAGTAGCTCTCCCATGGCCTGTGCTTGGAATTTAATCACTGCTTCGGTCATCATAGGGTGATACACCCCAGAAGCACCGTTCCATGGCTCAGTGCGCTCCTCAACCTTCATACCGAGCAAGTCCATGCCCTTGATATAGGCGCTGGCCCACTCGCCTCGGGATTCACGATCAGAGGCAAAATGGTCGATCAAGTCGCTCGCTAGGCTCTCTAGCTCGGCGTCGTCGATGTATTCGGCAAGGTTAGAGTCGTGGGAAACTTCTTCATCCATTTCGGTGTTGTCGCCAAACTCAACGACAACAGACCCATCGTCCATAACAACTTCGATCGCCTCGGGTTCTTCAACTACAATGGCGAGATCAGGGGCCATGTCATCCCCTTCGAGGAGAATGTCGTTGGGTTCCATAGGTTTTTCGACTGCCATAATATGCCTCATTCTGAGCGTTTGAACGCACTATAGCAGATATAGTGCCAAAATAGAAAGCCCACATTGTGGAGTGAGGGCACGACGAACGAGGGAGTGCCGATGCGAAGTGCCCCCACGGACGCTACCAACGTCCTGTGAATAACCATACTACACCTGTACATGTATGTCACTCCTGTCAATAATACGCCGCCCTACGATGTAAATACGAGTCATCGTCTTCCATGTCTGTTGGGAGGCGGATAAACCCACCCTGACGGAACCGCAGCAGCGCCATCACCGTGCTATCGACCAAGTCATCGTTTGACATGAACGGAAACCCCGCCACCTCTTCCACCAGCTCGTCTGCCCAGCGGGTCGCCGGTACCCAGACCATGCCCGAGGAGATAATATCGGACACGGAGTTGAGTCGCGCGAGCTTGTCGCCGGTCCCCCGGTGGGGTGTGTACTCGGTCACGGGCAAGCCCATACGCCGCATTTCTTGATAAAGTGCTGTTCCTGCTGACTTTTTCTCCACGATAAACGCATCGGGCTCCCAGTGCTTGTAGTTGTCCATGGCCAACTCTTTTAGCTCGGGGAACTCCAGCCGCTCTTTTATGCTGTCGAGCAGGATGATGTTGTGTGAACTTGTCTCCTCGTGGAAGAACACGCCCCATGTCGTAAGTGCGGTGTAATCGGCCCGGTTATGTTTCTCTGCCGCAGCATCGAGGGACATGATGATGTACTCGGCGACAGGCATATGGTCGTGGGGCCATATGTTCCACCACTCCCGTTTCACGATCGAGGCTTCTTCTGACGTCGGCTGCTGTTGATACTGTGAGTTCCACTGGAACGCAGGCATCGAGGCCTTGGTACGCTCCAATGCGTCGAGATCGAAGAACTCAGGCCACAGAGGTTTCTGCACCGGTTTACCGTTTTCGTCCTCGGAGTCTAAAATTGCTGGAAATTCAACGATTTCGTACTGGTCAGCCCGCTCGTTCTTGACCATGTCGGCAGTCACGCGCCCTGTCAGGTCGTCCATATGCCATCTGGTTTGCACGATGGCCACGCGCCCGCCGGGCATTAATCGGGTTCGAGCACCGAAGGTGAACCACTCGTAGGCCTTTTCGAAGACAGAAAAGTTTCCGTTGATGACGTCTTGTTCAGAGTGTGGGTCATCCACAAGCAGCAGATCAGCGCCGCGCCCAGCCAAGGCAGAACCGATACCACACGCGAAGTACTCACCACCAAAGTTGGTGTTCCATCTCCCCGCTGACTTACTGTCCACCGCGAGAGAAACCTCGGGAAATATCGTTTTATACTCATCTAGGGCAATAAGATTACGTACTTTACGCCCAAAGTCTACCGCTAGGTCAGTTGTGTGCGAGACCATCATCACTTTTTTGTCGGGATTACGCCCTAAAAACCAAGCTGGGTAGAATATTGACACGAGTTGAGACTTACCGTGCCGTGGTGGGATGTTCACGCACACCCTATCCTTGCCGTCCTCGGCTGTGGGGCCACGCTCGACCGCCATTAACATATTTGCGAGGATTCTGTGGTGCCGCCCAACCTTGTAATCTGGCTGCATCCGCTTGCAGAACTCGATGAGGTCGTCGTACGCAGCCTTGTTACCTTCCCGCGAGGACAATTCTCCCACGATTGAGTCTATCTCGGACAGCTCTTCAGGGCTAAACGAGTCCAAATTGTCCAGTATGTGCTGTATATCCTCCTGCGAGAAGTCCATATCCTTCGCAAGAGAGGACAGATTAATCGACATCGAGCCCCAACTCCTTGTCCACGTCGATGGTATCACCATCAATTACTATGGCATCCTCGATCTCAGGCTCTGGGTTTACCAACCGAGCGAGCTTTTCGCGCAATTTATCCTTCAAGTCATCCGATGTCTGGTGCGTTATAGTCACCTCGGACTTCTCCGCGAACAACCCAACGTCGGATATCTTACCCAACAGCTCCAGTGCACGTATGCGTATGCGCGGATCAGGGTTTTCTGTCTCTTCGATGAGCTTATTTGTCACCATATGGCGCACTTGCGCCGCGCTTTTTACCACAGAGTGCCCGAAATCCTTCAGGATTCTATCTGTCAGCAGCAGAGTTGCCGGAGTCAGCTGGGCCACCCGTTTCGGCGTTGCAGCCTTAGACGTTTTGTGGGGATTCTCGGCATAAGATACCGCCAGAGCAGCAGCAATATCCTTGTCCTCGTTGTTGGCTTCGACCTCTAACCCATTGGCATGCAAGTATTCTACCGTTTTTGCAGCGGCTGATGTCTTGGTTGCAAGGTCTTTCATCTCCGGGGCTTTGCGGGTCGGTACTCCGCGCTCCGGTTCGATATGTATTGTCATGTTTCGCCCTCGTTTGATGCAGTGTACAAAATTTTTTGGGGTATTTCAATCCGGCTGTACTTTGCCGATTTCTATATATGAGGGGGTGGGGTAGTCACGGGTATCAAAAAAGCTGGGTAGGGGGGTCCGTTTTTGTAGAAACGTAAAATATTTGTACAGAATAGTATTATAAGAGATGCGCGACACGCGGGTGTGTAGGGGGGTGGGGGGTAGGTGGGGGTATGATATGCCACAA